ATGCACTTAGAAGCGGAGCAAAGCACGTCCCCATCCTCGCGCTCGATGATGAGTTCAAGGATTTGCGTGCCGTCCTTCGCGATCAGAGAGCAGATGTGCTTGTCCTCGTCGTAAATGGAGAGCGGTGTCGCTCCGCGCTCGACTTGCTCGCCGGTTAGGATTGCGTTGAACAGGTCCACGATGGTCTGGGCGTTCTGTTTGGATTGAATAGTTAGTTTCATTTTCTTGCTGGAATTTGACTGGTTTCGAAAGATGAAAGTTTTCGTATGACACGACGACCGTATGCGCGGGAAGAGGACCGCTTGAGGGCTGTTGGCCCACCCTGCCAGATGCGCGCCAGCGATTCGTCGCTGAGATGTTTGCCGTAATGGCTTAGGTATGCGTTGGCAATGAAGAGCGAAATCGTCCGATTCGGTACCTGTTGGTGCGCGTAGGATGTCCCCATAATGCGATTCACGTCGCGTACAAGAATCGGTTTGATCTGGAGCGCGCCAAGCTCGCCGTGTTTGCCGCGAGCGAGGTCATTTCCGTGGGATTCGATCTGGATGAGCGCGGATAAAAGGAGCGGATGCATATTTTTATTCTCGTTTACGCGTTGAACGGATGCGCGCACCCCCGATTTACAGGATAAACGGAGCGGCTCAAAGTCCTTTCGCCTTGGCGATGATGGCGCGAGCGTAGTCTAAGTCCTCGTCGTCGGCCATCGGGTGCGCCAGACGTTCGAGGGCGGATAACAAGTCAGGCGCGGAGGCGATTAGGTGCGCGTTGGCAAGTGGCACACTTTCGTCATTGAATGGCATTGCGTTGACGTTGGCCAAAACCAGTGGCAATCCGCCATTGTTTAAAGAGGCGGAACTACCGTCAACGACTTGAACTTTCGAACGCCTAGAGTCGAACTTGTTCTGCTCAAAATTAACCAGCCAAGGGCCGGGGGTATGGGTTTTCATTGGTTCAGGCGCGTAGGATTTGAATTGCACGGTTGATATCGTCGATGCCGGAGGGAGTCGCTAGTCCAGTGGAACGGAGGAATTCCAGCGTTTCGATGGTTTCAAGATTATTTTCGGAACGTCGTTTTGCCCACTCGATGAGGGATGCGATTCTTTCGTTTTGATTCATTGGGTTCAGGCGTTGATGGTGTACTCAGACGCGAAACGCTCGCCTTCCTTGCGGCCCGATTCGGAGCCGCCAAGCTCCGCTTCCTCGCGAGCGCCGTCGCCTATTTGGCGCGAATAGGCGGTCCAATGTTCGCGTGCGTCGGAAAATGGGATGCCGCAATCGCGGTTCAAAATATGCGCGAAGGATGAATAAAAGTCGGCCAGAACGGATTCGACCGCATCGTCCATGTCGATGGCGCGGAGAAGATCCGCGTCCATGCGGTTCAGAGTCATGCGCGGGAGGAGGATTTCGACGGCAAAGTCTGTAGCGTCCGCCCATATGCTGCTGTACGCGTTCGTTTTGAGCCACAGGGAGCCGTCGTCGAATAGGTGGTACACGGAATCGTCCGGCGCGTTTCCTTCGCGGAAGGAGTCTGCTATGTGGTCCGCGAAAGGCGCGAGAGTTTCGATGAGGTCTTGCTCCTCGTCCGATAGGAACGAATCCATGCGGTAATTATGGCGGATATACGCGAGCGCGGATTGCGGGAGCCTGTCCGCGTGAAACGGCGACAGGACCGAGTCGCGTGCGATTATCTTTTCGAGGATGGGGAGCAATTTTGGATTCATTGGATTGGATTATTTGAGAGTGATTTGACCGTTTAACATTACGACCGTCGGAAGATAGGAATTCTTGCCGTGCGTCCGTTTAAGAGCGCGGGAATGGCGGACTTGTGCGCGGGAAGCGGTTTTGAATGAGCGGTGCCGGCTTATGGTCCGCATATTGAAATGGTCGAAGAGGGAATATTTCATTGGATTTCAGAGGATCATTTTTGCGGCTTCGCCGGAGGCTATTGCGTCGAGCCATTTTTCTTCCGCATGGTAGTCGCCGGGATGCGGCGAAAGGCGAACAATCGTCTTTCCTTCATCGTCTCGATACCTTTCGAGAAGGCACAAGTCGCCAGCGTTGTTGGTTAAGATGCTGCAATTCATTGCACTGGCGTAGTTCGCCAGTTTTATTGATATTTTCATTGGATGCTTTTGATTTGTTGCGGATAGATTGGCCTACCCTGTCGCCCTACTCTTTCGAATAAGGCGCGGAGGATAGGTCAACGGTCCGCGTTGCAATAGGTGCGGTAATCTATGCGGCCGATCAGATAATCGGCGATTGCGCGGGAACGGTTTTCCGGCCATCCGACTGGACCAGTCAGCCAGTCGAATATGTCAGAGTATGTCAGGCCACGCGCCGACTTGCGTGCGTGCGTAAGGTTGCCGTTTAACAGGTTATCTACGGCCGTTGCTATGCGTTGGATTGATTTCATTGGATGCGTTGGGTTTATGCTAAGTTAAAGAGGGCGCGAAAGTCGGCGTATTCGTGGCAAAGGTCCGTCGCAAAGCGATAGACTCCAATGTCCTCTGCTCCGTCGGCGCGCCGGACCGTGACAAATTGCCACTTTTCGCCTGACAGGACGAAAGGATCTTCGAAGGCGCGTAGGCGTAGGAATTCTGCAAGTTTCATTGGGGTTGTTCGTTGGGGTTGTTCGTTGGGGTTGAAACTTAGAAAGTACAGCAACCACAGCACGGTGCGTCTTCACAACGGCCGCGTGCATTGCGCGTGCCTGTCCATCCTGAAGATAGTTTGACGCAAACCATGTCGGCGCTTTGCGCCATGCGGCCGGTGCATGCGTTGCAGTCTATGCGCCATGCGCGTCCGCGTTTGCTGACGGTGCCTAAGCCGGCGGGTACTTGTTCGTGACATTGGATGCATTGGCCGGAGTATCGGTTGATCATTGGATTGAGTGGATTGAGTGGATTGAGAGTTAAAGACACGTTGCAAGCCACACTTTCGCATGGCCTGACACGTTGCTTTAACCGACGACGAAACCGCTTGTGTCTGATTTTGCTTTGCCTTTGGCGGTCAGGCCAACGACCACGCCTTTCGGATCGAGAAAACGAAGGTCGTTTTCATCTCCGTTGATGACCTTGAATCCGTTCCAATGTGTCGGGAGTACTTTGCCACGGAAAACGACCGCCACGTTACCGCCACGGGCCAGAACGTCTAGGCATTGGGCTTCGTTCGTTTCGGAGCGGGAAAATGTGAGGGAATAATTGGAAGGGAGTTTTCCGTCTAGGAAGGAAACCATGCGTGCGAAGCTTTTCGTGTAATCGTAGAAACGGGTCGTTTTAAACGCTTGGATGACCGTATACCGCTCCCAACCGATATCGGACGTTCCGTTGAGACGAATGACCGGGGTCATGCGCTTGGCCTTGGCCTTTCGAATGACCGACGTGACGTTTTCTTTCAGCGTGGCCAAGAATGTTTCGCGGTCTTTGACGTAGAAAATGGTCTTTGCTGTGCGCGCTTGCTGAACGCTGTTAAAAGCGCCACGTCCGGCGTAGTATAGGCAAAGGTTGTCGCAAGCGACGGACGCATTGGGGCAGACATTAATTAGGCCGGATAGTTTTCCCGGAGCAAGGTACAGAATTCCGGTCAGGAAGCCACGTTTTTGGCCTTTGACGGTCTTTGCGTTTGTGTCGATAGATAGGAGGTTTTTGGTCATGGGATTCAGAATTGGGATTTAAAGAAAATCAGGAAGAAAACGTAACCGGAAACCAGATAGGCGACGGTAACGAAGAGGAAGGAGAGGAGTTTGCGACGCATGGGATTAATAGTTAAAGCGAGCGGGAGCGGGAGCGAAAATGAGATTCAAAACCCAAAGGCCTTCGTCTTCGTCGCCTTCGATTCGTTGATCGTCGCCAAAAATGGTGATTCGATTAGGAAACGTGTCGTAGTCAACGTCAACGAAACGGGAGCGTAAAAAGGTGATTGCAGCGTCAACGCTTTCGAATGAGATGGCGACGTCAACGGGCAGCGCTGTTGCTGCGCTGTCGGCAACGGCGGCAAGGAGGTTTTCTTTCACGGGGCGACTATGGGCAACGGAGCGGAAGGAGTCAAAAGAAAAATCAAAAATAAATTTATAATGGGCGAAAAGGCCGGTTTCATTGGGGAAAATGAGGGAAAAATTTTTGAGACGAGAACCACTGGCGAAGTCGAAAATCGAATTTTTGAGCGGGGGAAACTTGGCTTGCGAAAGGCTACCTTGGCTTGCAAGGTACTTGGCATGAAAGGGAAGGCATGGGAAAAGGCAAAGGCACTCTATCTGGCAGGGAAGAGCTGGAAGGCGATTGCAGACGAAACGGGGATAGTTCAATCAACTCTGCAATCCAAGGCATCACGGGACGACTGGACGAAGTTCAGGAAGGGAATGCGTGACATAGTTTCCACTAAAGAAACCCAATCCCTAGAAAGTCTATCGGCTTTGGTACGTTCGAAACTCGCGGCAGACGCAGCTGCAACTCTTGAGAGGATCGACTCTTACGACCTAGACGGCATCAAAGATGAATCGGTCAGGGAATCCATACTAGGGTCAGTAGCTAAGCGAAGCGCGCTTGTGTTCGGCTGGTCTGAAGCTGGCGAGGCAACCAGCGTGTCCATTAATCTGTTAGGATCGATGCCGGATCGCTTTGCAGAGGTTGTCGTCTCGAAGTGAAGATAACAGTGTTTGTGCAACGGTGGGTAACTTATCGTCAGGATTAGATAATCTAATGGAACAAAAGGATTGTTTTTCTAGGATTGGTACGAAACTTGCCGGCGGACTTGGCACCCCCTTTGCGGGGGGCTTCGTTTACGACACCCCCCTCAAAAATTTTCCGTCTTTTTGACCATGTTAAGTAAAATTAAAATTGGTCAAGTTATTTCTCTCAATCAAGCTGAGAGGAAGTTGGCCCACTTCGTGGCTAAGAATCGCAACGGCAATAACCGTCATTTCAACACTACGAACTTGAAGATAAGCGCGGATGACCCTGCGACGGTGGATCTGGAGGGCGTATGCGGCGAGATAGCCTTCTGTAAGCTATTCAATGTCTACCCCGACATCGACACGAACCGCAAGCCTCCGCACCCGCTCTACGACGCGATTATCCCGCCTATCCCACCGGGCATTCGCATCGATGTGAAGACGACGAAGTACGAGAACGGAAAGCTACTGGTCGATGCGCGCAAAGGCTCGAAGACCGATGGAGTAGATTTCTATGCCCTGATGACGGGTCAATTCCCCGGTCCGTATACGTTCAGGGGATTTATTGCGAAGGAGCATATCATCCAGCCGCACAGGATCGGAACGATCATTAAGGGGTACAAAAGCTACATTGCGGAGCAGAGCGAACTCATCGACGGCATTCCCGATCAAGACTTATTTTGATTGCTAAAGGCGCACCAGTATGTCTCAGTCCGGCTTATCGACCTTAAGCAAGGCGGAGGCTTGGTCAGCCATCGCAAAACTGTCTAAGCGGCAATGACGCTCCGCATCGGTCAGCGCGTAGGTCCGATCCGCCATCGTTTGATGGAT